ATAAAAAGTTGAAAAGTTTTCTTTTACCATTGTAAAAAAAATTTATTATGACTTAGAATTTGTTTAAATAATTTAACTATACACATAGTATTAATAAATAACTACTACTAATTATCTATTAATACAGTGATATTACTATTATTACTTCTTGTTTGTTACGGATTGCAGACGGAAAAAATGAGTTTTACACTAGTAAAAATCGGTCGGCTAGTCTAATGCCATTGGTATTACAATCGGTAATGTGCCGTTGTTTAGCACTACACCACATGAAATGATGTATTTCTTTGTGAAATTCTTAGCATACGCCATAGCATAGCTCCTATCATCAACACCACAACCGACCTGCATAGCAAACAACTTGTGATGCTTATTACAATACCAGTCTACATATGCTTCTGTGTGTATATGACCTTGTACAATGCTTGTATGCCATTCTCTGACACGCTTGGTAGCTCCTTTGCCACTGCTACCAGTACCATGTACATAAGTAACTCCATCTATCACATGCTCTTGCTCAAACTCCCAGTGTGGTGTACCTAACACTTCATCATAATCTCTTACCCATCTATTGCTAATACCACTGGAAAACGCTTTTCTTGTTATGATAGCATCATGGTTACCTATACATACTTTAGCCACTGGAAACGCTTTGTACCACTCTTGTATTACAGCAATAGCTCTATCTAGCTCTTCACCTGCTCCATATCCATCTGGTGATGGCTCATGAAATGAGCTGTAATGATTATCAATAATATCACCAATGAAAACTACTTTGTTACAATTATACTCATTGTAGACCTCTTGACAATGCTCAAGATATCCTTCACGCTGAAAAGGTGCATGTAAATCACCAATGACTAATACATTACTCACTGATTTATCTCTGATTTTTTCTAATACTTTCTCTTCATGTGGTTTTAATCTGTATCTGTTTGATTTCATATTACTTGTTTTTGATTTTTTCCAGACCTCTTGAGCCAAAATAAGCTCCTATACATGTGATTAATACTATTTGTAGCAAATCAACCCACTTGTCATCTACAATGAAATTAATTGCTCCTGCATCAATAAAAATCAGTAGTGTTGTGCTCACTACTAACCATATTAATATTAATGGTCTCACATTCTTAGATAGCCAACTATCACTGGTCATATCTGCTTGCCACCTCTTAGTGACCTCTTGCTCAATCAGTGCTTGCTCTTCACTTACTATCTGACGCATCTCGTTTCGCAATTTTAATGCCTCCTCCTTGCTTGTAATTACCTCGTCAATAATCTTGTCAGCTTTTGGTAATAAGTTGCTTAAAATGCCTAATAAAGCCATACTGCGTCATTTTTATCTGCGTCACTATCCACGTGAATGAATGTATCTGCAATTCCAATTCGTCTGAAACCAACCTTGATTAAAGCGTACAATATCACTGACCTGCTGTGACTATTATTACAATGAATATCACATGCTACACCTTTAAGATGGCTTGAGCCAATTCTACCACCTACACGCAAATTCCAATTTTCTGTTCGGTATGCACTATTTATTTTGAATGGTATGTCGGCAATATGTCTTGCCTTGTCGAGCATTTTGACAAATTTCTCATCCATTTTTTGACCACTCCCAATTTCGTCTGGGCTGTCAAACTCTGCTGTTTTAAAGTATTTTGCCATTTTGTTAATTTTGCGTTTAAGCCACTTTTTAGCACGTTTAAGCAACTTTCATCTGTCTCGTGTCTCCTAACACCTATTTCTCGCAATCGTCAATTTGCTAGTGTAGAGAAAAAAAAAGTTGTTCAAAAATTAGGAATATTAAAAACAATTTTTTATGGCACTATTTTTTACTCTTTTTTTTGTTGCGATAGTAAAAAAAACGCTCCAACGTGTAAGCAATCGAAATGAGCAAAAGCACGATTTGTAATGTTTGTTCTATTGCTGTGAAGCTCAATGCGTATGTTACGCTATTCAACCCTAAAACGTCACTGTTTTCCTTGATTATCTCTTTCATCTTTTTTTAGATATTTTTTCAGCTTACGCTCATTGGTTTTTTTCGGTTTGTATTTCATTACCAGTTTTTCATTCTAGCATCAAGGAAATCATCAAGAGTAATTTTTGCTCCTTGATACCTATCATAATTGCCTAAGTTCATACCATTGTTGTAGTTTTGCACGCTAGGTCTCAAATCTGAGCCACTATTTGTGTTGTACTCTGGAAATAAGGTGTTTTTGTCACACAAGTAATCAATCAATCTTTCAGTGTACCATTCAGCCGTTGCTTGTACTAGGTTTCTTAAAAAATTAATATCTTCAATAGATGCACTTTGGCTGTTCTCTGAATTTTTACGTACAATGTCCTTGTTCATTATCTTGTAGCCAAGAAATGGTATGCACTCAAATAATGTCCAGTGTACTAAAGCATCTTGTATGTAGTCATCTACCAGTGTTTCATAATCACCAGTCAATGTACCACCTTTGATATCACTTTGTAGCTTATCATACAATTTGCTACCTAGTCTTGTCCAGATGTGCTTGTCTTGTGCTACCTTCATGTAAGGTCTTAATAGCTCTACATCAACATTACCATTGATTGTAGTGCTTTTTTTCAGTTTGTCTTCTGATATGAATAATACTGCCATTGTTAGTCTTGTTTAGTCTTGTAGCCACGATTTGGCATGTCAATAGGTGCTACTGGCACTTCTTGGTCATTAGCCACTGGCTTGAAGCCTTGTGAACGTGCTTTAGTTGTTGTTATCACTGCGTCAGTGTCTACATTAGGCTTGTCACCAAATTTAGTCACATAAATTCTTCTGTACCATCTGTGATGACAATTTGCTCCACCTTTGAATTTCCAGATGTTGTAAATACCAGTGTCATTACCAGATAATTTTGGATTGGCTTTAATGCTTGATAGAGAATGTACTTGACCAATGATATCTTCTTTTCTGTACACCTTATCAGCCTGCATCATCTTGCTACAAAATGTTCTTTCACCAGTGTCTGCTTTAGTTTTACCAGTGTATTTGTATCTTACTCTGTACAAGTTTAAATTTTTGTCAAAACCATCTTGCTCTGATTTTCTGTTAGGCAAAGCCTTACCAACTCTAGCAAATAACAATTTCTCAAGATTGTATTCAAAGTCAAACTCTTCATGCTCATCAGTGGCGTCACTTTCATCAATCAGTGTCCAGTTATCAAGGTCTTCATCTTCACCATGATTAGCTAAAAAGTCATCTAATACACTTTCTTCACTGAAACGTCTTTGCTCCTGCTCTTCTACTTGCTCTAATGGTGCGTAACCAAGCTCAGCTCTAATCTCATCTTGTGTTAATACGTCAGTAAGTACGTCACTATCAAACATTGAATTTAGTGGCGACAAACTCTTGATGCTCACATTACTTGTTAATCCATTGAAATTTAAAAGCATTTTAAGGCTTTTTAAGACAATATCTTGGAAAGGTCTAACCACAGTGTTGCTATACAGCTCAAAAGCCTCTAATATCTCATTTCTACCACCTAATTGACCATCTGTTTTAACTCCTAACAACATTGGACTTGTCACCCTATGACCAATCATGATGTTTTGAATACATAATTCATTGAGTACAGTGTATTGTTTATCAGCATCAGATAGCTGTATTGCTTGTAAATCTGGTTTTGCGTTAGCGTCATCACTGAACGTCAGTACAAATTTACCTGCATTATTTGCTCCACTAAATTTATTTGCTATCTGGCTTTCAATAGCAAATCTCTCTTCATCAGTCGGTACACCATTGTTAAAATTAATCCAGTATGATGGTGCAAAGCCGTTTGAAATGTTAGCTAAATGAAAATTGCTTGTGAGGTTATCTGTTAATATCCAGTTTGTACTAGCTACATAATCTGGTGCATGATAGACTTCCATTCCTGCTGTGTACAGACCATTGTAATAAAGTTGATTTGGTGCTGTTCTATCATTAGTGCTAAACGCATCAATGCACACTGGTGTATATTCTTTTTTTCTGTATTGTGTCCAATCACTACACACATAGTATTTGTCCACTATTCCCATAGCATTTGGTTTTCCACTTCTTACCTTTTCTACTGGTATATGGTGTACTTGAATTATCTTTGTTCTATCAACATTGTATATGATATTCCAAGCATACGCTCCATGTAGTTTTAGGTCAAATGCTGTTTTTTTAATAAGCTCATGTGCTGTTCCACCTTTACCATTGATATCTGCTAAGAATTTTTTGAGCTCAACTAGGTTTGTGAGGTCACCATCTTCTTCAATGACTAATTCTTCACCTGCTATCATGTCTGATGTTGCGTTCACTACTGCTGAGTGAGTAGCACTAGACTGATACAATTCAATCAAAAATTGTGGATATTGATTTCTGTACTGAGCGTCACCAAATTCAATCCATTCTTTATTGGCTGTCTCAATAACTCTTGGAGACGTTTGTTGCTCCATGTGAACATGTGATACGATATTTTTCATTATGCTTGTATGTAAATCGTGTTAGTTGTTGGGTTTTGATGTTCAGTGTAAGTGACTTCATTACCAAACTTATTTTCAGTGGTAAACACTCCATAAGGATAAATGATTGCTTTACCTCTTGCATGAACATAGCCATCAGATGAGCTACTTACTTTCCATGTGTAACTTCCAGTAGGCTCAAAGAAAACGTCACCATTGGCTAGGTCTTCATCAGCTACATCATGTTTTAATCTGAAACGCAAACGTGAAAACCTGCTTGTATCATAATCTAATGTTGGCACAAAGGTCTTTGTAACTTTTGATATGTCACAAGTCAGCGTAATTGTGTACGTATCATCAGCAGGTGCATTTCTCCTGCTTTCTCTTAGTGGTACAATCAAATTGTTTGACACTGAGGTTGCTGTATCACTGGCGTTCATAAAGTATTGCATACACTCTTTATGTGTAAGTATAAAAAACACTGATTTGTTACATAAACAAAAAAAAAGCTACCATCACTGGTAGCCTTCTTAATCAAAATCAAATCAAGTATTAATTGTCTTGTATAGTCACTGTAAAACCTGCATTATCAAATGGGTCTGTAGTGTAGTCTTCTACAAAGAACATTGGTGATGGCTCGCTTCCAGTGAAAGTCAAGTCATATCCATTAAGGTCGCCAAATGCTGTACCACTATTTTCAGTTCCAGTAAGTAAGTCCATACCATTCTCAGTACCAACAGCTACTATCACATTATGTGAGTTTGTAGAGTATTTTTGTTGTAATTCACAGAATATCAACAATGGTTGTTGAGCTAGTAATTTAAGCTCATTTCTATCAGCTATTGACATCTTGAACAATTTAATGTTCAGTGAAGGCTCATAAAACACTGTTCCATTTTCCATTGAGCCAGTCAATGTTTCGGTCAGTGACGCTGTTCCTCTTGGTAAGCTGTACTTGAATAGCTTGTTTGCTACTACAAGTGCTTCTAGTTGTCCTGCTGTTGTAGTAGTGTCAAATGTTGCGTTATCAAGAGTACATACATACATATTCTTGACACCACCCATTACATCTTTGCAATCAAGTCCTCTACCTTTGGTTAATTCGCATGCCATATTATTAATTTTTTTAGGTGATTTACCAGTGAGATTTCTCCCACTGGCTTATCAAGTTATGTTATTCAGTTACGATACGTGTACTATCTCAGCACCAATACCACATTGTACTGCTCCAGAAAACTTAGCAATTAAGCGTACATTATCTGAGCCATCAAGTGGCGTCATGTCAAGCATTCTCACTTCTGTTTGGTCACTGATTAAGTCAGTACCAAAGAATAAGTTTGACTGACGTGCTACAATGATTTCGTCATTGGGAACGCCTGGACACATAGCGATGTTTACGCCATTGAACATTGGTACATAATCTCCACTCATGTTGTAAGCGTTCACATATCCTAATTTAGATATTGCTTCAATGTACAATCTGTAAGACTTTGGTGAAATGTAAATGTACAAGTCATCAGCACCATAGATAGTATCTGGTGATGCTGCCAATCCTGCTCCTAAGTTTTCAATAATGTTATCTGCTGTATACGCTGCTGTATTTGCTACTGCTACAACGTTACCATCTACTGCAAATGCTCCAGTAGTAGCTGTTGTAAAACCTTCAAATGAACCTGCTGTTCCATCTGCTCCAGTCCAGATGTGATTTTCTACACCTTGACCAATGTGTCCTGCAACGTAAGACATTACAAACGCCATGAAATCTGCTGAAAAATCAGAGTTCAATGCACCTGCTTGCATCTGTGCTGCCTGCCAGTCTGCTAATACATCTGACTTACATAATTGAATGTTTACCTCAAGTAATTTTGGCTCAAGAATTTTATCAGCTAAATTTAATGTTCGTTGTGCGTCAAAGTCACAAGAGCTGTTTTTTACAAGTGCATCAGTGTGCGTCATTACTTGTAATGTTCTCTTGTACTTGATGTTCTCATAAGTAGTCATGTACTCAAGAGATTTTGCTTGCTTCAAAGCAGCACTGATATACACACCTGCACTTTCGCCTGCGTAACCAGTAGTAATGTTTGGATTTTCGTTTGCCATAATAATTTTTTGTTAAATTTTATTTACTTCTATTGAAATTGTACAGATATTTTTGTTTTGCTGTCAATTTATCATATTCCTTAGCTGATAATTCAGTTACCACTGATTTTTTACTGCTAAATTTATTAGTATTCAAGTTAGTAGTTGCAGGTGCATCATTGACTTGTTTTGCCAATTCTGTGTTCTCTTCTTGTAGCTCTGCGATGTTCTCATCTTTAGCTAGGCTTTCACCCATCAACTCATTCATCTCAGCTCTAAGCGTGTCTAATTCAGCTCTCATCTCATTGAAAACTGCGTTTACAACTTCTGCAAATTGCTCTAATGATGCTTCATCAGACATTTCTTCTTTGTCTTTGTCGTCACCATACTCTTTGTCGTCACCATACTCTTCATCTTCTTCTTCAAGCTCAGCTTCACCAATGGAAGCAATGATGCCTTCTTCTTCAACTACAAATGTAGTGCCGTCTTCTAGTGAGAATGTTCCCACTGGTACTGGTATCTGTGTACCATCTTCTGATAATACATTGACTGCTACACCTTCTGCTAGTGCTTCTGCTTCTGATACAATGATTGTACCATCTGCTAATTTGCCTTCATAGGCTAGTGCTACTTCGTCTTCAAGACCTAGTGCTACTCTGATGCGTGTTTTAATATCCATAATTATTTTACTATTTGTGTTATTTTCTGATATTCTGATGATTGTAAGTCCATGTAAGGCTCAACAATCCAACCTATGTTGTCACCAAACTTTAACGCTCCAAATTTGCTTAGTGCTGTTTTTGCTTCTTTGTATGCGTCTTGGTCTTTAGCGTCAATTCCTAGTGCATCAGCATTTTTTTCAAATTCAACCATTGCCGTTTCTAAGTCTTCATAATACTCTTCAAGCGTTTCTTGATATTCCATAGCCATCTCGTGACCATCTCTGACTAAGTTACCTAAGTCAATGATATTAAATTGCTCAAGTTTTTGACTTATGTCTTTCAACTCTTCAAATTGACTTTGAAAATCATCAGCATAATCTTCATATTTTGCCATTGACTTAATACCCTCTTCAAACTCTTCTTGTAACGATACTGATAACATCTCTAATGATTCTATGTTTTTCAGATGTAGATTGGGCGTCAATCGTTTTTTCTCTGATGAAAATTTATCTAAGTAATTTTTGTCTAGCATGATGTCTTTACGTGTAAGTATAATTTCATTGTTTTTGTGACAAATTCATTATTTGCCATCAATCTCTTTTAGCTTACTGATTGCCCAGTTTACTCCAGAGCTACCACCCCAAGCATCCCACATGATACCACCACAACCTTCGCTGTATGGTACATCTTTGTTTTTCTGATGACGCTTAAATGATGCCATTCTTGCTATTGTATCTCTGCTGATAGGCTTCTTGTCTGCTAGCTGTCTAGCTCTTGTCCAACCTACTTGTGTACCGCATGATGATCCATTTTCTTCTTTCCACTTGATTGCCCTCTTAGCATTATTGGTAGCTCCTGCAGGATAATCAGTGTAACTTTCTAAGTCAGTTTTTTTTTTACCAATGATATCTCCTAGTGCTTCAATGATATCGTGGTCTGAACACGGCATGTATACAATGATATCGTCAATCTCATGCTCGTGTACTCCAGTGCAACCCATTTTTTTTGCTTCATCCAACGCTTCTTGCTCAGTCGTAAACAACGGCAAACCATCTCTCTCGCCAATTTTA